CGCCATCGCCATCGCCATCGCCATCGCTACTGGGGCCTTTGTAATCACGTGCCTTTAGGCACGGACTGACGCTTGGGCAACCGCCTCGAGCGCCGACTTCAACATCGGGGGCAGCGCCTTTCCGCGCCTTTCCGCCCGCCTCAATATGCCTTCGCAAGCCTTCTTCGAGAGCGAGTATCTGGGCGGCAGCGGCCCCGTCTCCAAGACATCCGACAACGAAGACACGTCGCCGGCGCTGCGGGACGGCTCGGGGCCATCTCCCCACTCGCATGTATTGAGCGTCCAGCACTCGGTAGGCCCACCCATACCCGAGTTCCCCCAGCGCTGAGAGGAAGGTGCCAAAGTCCCGTCCTCCATTGGATGACAGGACACCGGGAACGTTTTCCCAGACAACCCATCGAGGCTGGAGCCGAGCAGCGATTGCAAGGTAGGTGAGCATGAGGCTCCCTCGCGGATCTGCGAGTCCTTGCCGCAGCCCCGCAACGCTGAACGCCTGGCACGGCGTCCCGCCGATGAGGAGGTCGATGTCTCCTGGTTGAATAGGCCACGATCCATGTTGCGTCATGTCTCCGTAGTTGGGGACCTCGGGGAAGCGATGCTTCAGCACCGCGGCGGGGAACGGCTCGATCTCGCTGAAGGCAACCGGGGTCCACCCGAGGTGGTGCCATGCGACCGAAGCCGCCTCAATCCCGCTGCAAACAGAGAGGTATCTCATGGCAATCCTTTGCTCCGTAGATACGACCGTCTTGATTCAGAGACAATGTATTGACGATCCTTGGCGATCCAAGGGTCAGAAAGGAATATTGCCATCTATTTCTTTCGGGTCCTCCGCCGGATCGAACATCGGACACTCGGCCATGCGGCCCGTCTCCTTGTCGTACTCCAGCGCAAGGCATGAACCCGTCTCTCCCGTGTAGCGGCACTTCAGGACGCGAACCCTCGTCTGGTTCTTGTTCTCGCCCTGCTGGTTCCGCTCGAGCGCGATCACCGCATCGGAGAGCTGCGCGATGCCCTGGCTCGACCGGAGGTGGCTCAGGCTGACCTCTCCTCCCTCCTCATGGCTCCTGCCGTCCACGCGCTTGAGGTGGCAGACCATGAACAGGGTGATCTGGGTCTCCTCAACCAGGGTGCGGAGCTTCGTCACCAAGGCATCGAGCATCCGTCGCTCGTCCCCCTGCCCGTCGTTGAGGCCGCTCACGGCGATGGAGATGTGGTCGAGGAACACGGCCTTGCAGCCGAGGCCCTTGCCCATGTAGCGGATGCGGTCGAGGAGGTTCTGCCCCTCGGTGGACCCGAAGTGGTCGTAGAGGTAGACCTTGTTCTCCCCGAAGACCCGGTCGAAGGAGTCCTTCAGCTCGTCCTTGTTGGCCCCGAGGTGGAGCCGGCGGTTGGCCTCGAGGCTCATCAGGCCGATGGCGGTGCGGGCCACGGATTCCTCAAGGGCGATGTAGCCGACCGGGGTTCCGCTCTTGATGAGGTGGTAGGCCAGCTCACGGCAGAACTGGCTCTTGCCCACCCCGGTCCCTGCGGTGACCGTGACGAGTTCCCCGGGGCGGATCCCGTGGAGCATCTGGGTCAGGGGTGCCCAGGGGTAGGCGATGCCCGGGGATGCGTCGAAGGACTCGATGCGCTCCCAGATGTCCTGTGCCGCCACGATGCCGTCCGGGCGGTAGGCGGGGGCGATCCAGGTGGCGTTCACCAGCTCCTTCGCCTTGCCGCTTCGGATGCAGTCGTTGGCATCCTTGGCAGGCAGTTGCGCGATGAACGCCTTGCCGGGGCTGAGGACCTTGGCGCACTCCTTCGCCGCCTTCTGCCCGGGCTCGTCCATGTCGAACGCGAAGACCACGCGGTCGAAGCCTTCGAGCCAGTCGAGGCTCTTGGCGATGGCCTTGGGTGCCGACTGGGCACCGTTTGGGACGCTGACCACGGGCCACTTGTGCTCCTGCACCTGGCTCAGGCTCATGGCGTCGATCTCGCCCTCGGTCACCACGACCATGCGGCCCTGCCCCGAGAATCGGTGCTGGCCGAACAGGACCATCCGCGAGGCATCCCCGAGGATCCTGAACTGCTTGTCCGCGGTGCGTAGCTTCTGCGCCACGACCTCGCCCGAGGCATCCCGGTAGAGCGCGACCTGCACGGGGTTCCCGTGGTGCTCCCCGATGCCGTAGTTCCAGAGCCGGCAGGTCTCCTCGGTCAGCCCACGCTTCTCGAGGGCTGCGTACTCAACTTCGATCATTCCTGGGATCCTTCCTACTCTCTCCTGCTGCGGTTCAACACCCTCGCCACGCTCATGGTGCTGGCACCCGAAGCAGTAGGCATGGCCGTCCGAGTAGCGGGCGAGGTTGTTCCTCGATCCACAGCTCGGGCAAGGCTCATGGCGGATGAAGCGAGACGACTCCGTCATGCGGTGAAGACGACTGCGGTTGCCTCTCCGTGGGACCAGACGGCGTTGACGTTCTGCCCCATGAGGGGCAAGAGGTCAATGGCGTCCGACCTGCGGACCGGAAGCCACTTCTCGTCCACCTTCGATCCGGTCCCGGGCTTCCCTGCCCGAGTCCTCCGGATCGTCACCCCGGCATCCCAGGGGTGGTCTTCCTCACGCATGTAGAAGGAGACGGTGACGAGCGTTCCTTGCCCGTCGTACTTGACCTTCACTCATGCCTCCACCGCGTAGCAGCGGGTGGACTTGGGCACCTGGGTCTTGTCCAGGAACGAGTTGAACCAGGACTTCCCGAGGTGACGCTCGATGAATGTGCTCAGGGAGCAGGCTTCGCTGTTCGTCAGGGTCATCCGGACGTCACCCGAGGTGATGACCAGGGAGTCGCCGTCAACCGAGAACGTCGGCTTCTCCGGGTCGGCTGGGACGAGCTGCGGGTTCAGGACGGTCTTGTACGAGTTGCTGTAGTGCATGGATGAACCTTTGTGTGTCCTCGAGTCTCATCATCAGGAGCCAGTCGCTCCTGTCCCGGCGCATCAGCACGACGGGAACCTTGTTCTTGCAGTCGCGGATTGCCTGCTCGATGAAGTCGTAGACCGCGATGGACTTCCTGAGCTTGACCTCGCAATGGATGTCTCCGGTGCCTCCGAGGTCGGCTGAGAGGGAACCGGAGGATTGGGCTGCCCGGTACGCAGACTGGATTCCCCAGCACTTGCGTATCGCATCCCGGGCATCCCGCTCCCCGCGCTTCCCACGCTCCCGGTTGTTGGGCATCAGAAGTCCTGCGCCTTGACCTTCTTGCCGCCGGCAGCGGCCTTGACCGGCTTGGGGTCATCCTCGAAGTTGTCGAAGGTCTCCGAGACGAACCCTTCCTCGGAACCGAACCCGAAGTCGCCGGCGCTGCTGCCCTTGGGCTCCACGACCTCGATGAGCTGCACCCCGCGCAGGCGGAGGCTGATCCCGGCCCCGGTCGCCGGCTGGTTGTAGGTGCTGATCTCGAGCGCGAGGCGGGCACGGGTGCCGCTGCCGATCCGAAGGTTGGTCGTGTCAACCTTCTGGCCCTTGGCGTCGAACAGCGCGGGCTTCTGCTTCCAGCTCTTGCCGCTCTTGGTGTTCACCTGGAACGGGAGCTTCGCCTTGACGACCAGGTTGTTCTCGTCGTCCCGGGAGCAGGGGAGCGCCTCGTTGACCTTGACCTTCTTGCCGCCGGACTCCTTGGCGCATGAGGCAAGCCAGGCGGTCCGGGCGTTCATCAGGGTCTCCTCGAGGTCGTCGGCTCCCTCGCCGGCGGGGATCACGATGTTGGTCTTGAACACTCCGGAGGCGTCGAACCGGGTGTCGGGCTCGATGAGCGCCGGGTACTGGAGGATGCCTGCGGGGGTCGTGACCTGCTGAAATGCTCTCTTCATGCTGTTCCTTCCTTCCTTGGTTGGGGGATGTTTCCCATTGTACCGCTTGTGTGAGTGTCTGCAATCCGTGACATTGGGTCAAGCAAAGAAATACTTCGAGTTCCGCAGCTGCGTGATGTCGAGGTTGCCGTAGCCCGGGGGCTCCGGGAGCGTGAAACCCTTCGGGAGCTGCGCCTCGATCTGCCGCATCCAGTCCTTGAGGGGATCACCCTCGAACGTGTCGATCCATGCCTCGCGCAGCTCGCGGGCAAGCACCGGATGGAACGCGGCGTGGACGAGGTATGAGTCGTGGACGAACGCCATGTCCGGGATCTTGGCCTTGACCAGGCGTCTCGCCGTCATCCGTGCAGCCGTCGCGTCGAGGCTGTGGACGAGGTTGGGGACGATGCCGTTGACGTGCTTCCTGCGGTCGATCCGTGCGGTCTGGTTTCGGATCTGCCAGATGTGCGCCTGCTTCCCGAGGGTGGTCTTCACCTTCGAGGGCTCGTAGGAGTAGTAGGACTGCTGCACCGTGAAGCCGTCCGGGGTCACCCACATGGGGTGGATGCCGGCATTGACGATGACCTGCCCTGCCTTCCGTGCCCAGGCGAGGAACTGGGTGCCCTTCACCACGATCTCCCCGATGCTCGGCCACACCTTGCGGATGAGGAACCCGCAGGGCTTGCTCGGGTCCATCCACGGGCCGTCCCGGTGGTTCTCGAGGTACGCCTCCTTCAGGTAGAGCATGGCCGACCGCTGGCTGATCGAGTACGGCAGGCACATGACCGGGCGCTTCACCATCGAGCGGCTGACCCCGAGGGCCTCCCACTCACGGGCGAAGTTCTCCCCGAGCCTCGCGGCATCCCGGATGCGGTCCATCGTCCGGTCCGCGACCATCTGGTAGATGTCGCTCGGGCGGTCCGAGGGAATGACGTTGACCGCGGCGGCACCGACCTCGTCCTTCAGCAGGAGGCTGAGGACCTGGAGTCCGTTGCAGCTTCCGTCCACGGCAACCATCAGGTGCGATGGCTTGCCGGCGCGGACCAAGGGCATGTCGAGGCACCACGCCAGGTAGGAGAAGGGCTCGTCGGCCTTGCCCCAGAGGTGGACCGTGGAGAGCGGGTCCTTGGCGATGGCGTCGATCTCCCCGGAGCGGATCATGGATGCCATGACGCCGGCACGTTCCTCGAGGGTGCCCTTCCTGCCGAGCACGGCGGCACCGTGACGGAGCCACGCCTGCATGGCCTCGCTCTTGGGCGGCACGGGGTGCCCGAGGCCGAACGCGACCAGCCCACGCTGGAGGTCGTTGCCCTGGTGGGAGAGGCCCGTGGCCTGGCAGTAGAACCTCCCACGGAAGTCGAGGGCAGCCGCGTGGAAGAACCGCAGGTCCTTCTCCGAGGCGAACTTCACGGCGAGGTTGATGGTCTGGATCACCCCGAGGCGGCGCGAGGAGATCCTCCGGTTGTTCTCGGCAATCCGGGTGCAGTCCATGTAGTAGCGCCGCAGCGTGAGGAACTGGTCGAGGTTGCGGGTCTTCAGGTCAGCCTCGGGCGGTCGCTCGGGCATCGGCGTCTCCTCATGGACGTCGAGGTCACCGATGGGCGAACGGCTCTCCATGAGCGCGAGGGCCGCCGCGAGGACGCCTTGGTTCACCCGGAAGGGGGTGTGCTGGATGACATTGATGGCGTCATAGACCAGGGGCATCGCCTCCTTCGTGTGGCTTGCCTTGGCGACCTTGGAGGAACCACGGACAAGGGAGTCACCGAGGCCCTGCTCGTAGCCGCCGTCGTCGGGGTTGACCCACTTGCGGGGAGGCACGACCATCGGCAGCTTGACGGGGCGCAGGGTCTCTGCGTGGCGCATCGCCTTGTGGGCGTAGGCCCATGCCTCCTTGGTCATCGCCAGGGCGGCGACGGTGTGCCGTGCGGACCGCTTGTAGGTCACACGCTCGAGGAGGCCCGTGGCCTCGCAGGCTGTCATGGCGAGGACGTAGCCGGCCTTGAGGGACTCCTCGTCGGTCCAGGCGAACTTCTCGACGATCTCGGGGTGGGTGTAGGAGGCGATCCGCTTGATGTCCTTGGACTTGCGCTGGGTCCCCCGGAGGTGGATCCACATGTTGTAGGTCTCGAACTTCTCGGGACTCTCCTTGCGGAGGAGCTTGGCGATGGCCTCCGCCTGCACCGCCTTGGCCGCCTCGATGCAGCCCCGGGTGAAGGTCTTGTTCTTGGAGCACCCGTCGAGGAGGCTCTGGAAGGCGATCATCGCCATGACCTCAGGGGCCAGCCCGAGGCTCTTGAGGAGCACCGCCCCTACCCCGGTGTCGGTCTCCATGACGGTCTTGAGGCGGTCCGAGAACGGCAGGATGGCGCTCTCGACCATCCGGGCACCCCAGTTGCTCTCGCTCTCCACCCCCTTGTCCATTGCCCTGCGGACGTTGCGGTAGTACCGCTTGCGGCCCCGCTCGTAGGACTCGAGGTCAAGCTCACGCTGGCTGATCTTTCCCATCCCTGGTTCCGTTCCCGGCCTTCCCTGGCCGCGTTTGGCACAACCCGTGTCACTTGGATGTCACGACTCCGCCTATGTCTCTGAATCGGAAGTGGCAGGGTGTGCCAATTTCCGCATCGGAGCCCTCCCAGCACACATTCCGCTGCAACTGTCTTGCTTCCGTTACACCCTACGCACCGACTTTTGAATCCGCTGCGTCTGCCTATTTCGCCACGCCGGCTGATTTGTGAGGGGTATTATCAATCACCCCGCCGAAAGTGTGCCAATTCTGCCACAGATTGTGTCACCGATTTCGCAGGAGATTTTCTCTCCGATGCACTCATCCAACCGTGACACAACGTCCGATAGCGACTGCGGAGCGAGGTGGGCATAGATCAAGGTCGTCGCCACCGCCTTGTGCCCCATCCAGGTCTTCACCCGCATCAGGTCCACCCCCGCCTGCACCAGCCTCGAGGCGCAGGTGTGTCGCAGGGAATGGAACACGACACCCTTGTCCAGGATCCCCGCCGCCACCGCAGCAGCCTTGAACCGCCGGCTGGCCTCATGGGGGTTCATCCCGCAGAACGGGCCATCGCCATCCCGGGGAATCCCCATGATAACCTCCCGTGCCCGCTTGGTCAGCGGGACCGTCCGGGCACTCCCGTTCTTTGACTTCTCCACCGTCACGCTCTCGGGCCTCACCGAGCGCCACTTCAGGGAGACCAGCTCCCCGATGCGGAGCCCCGTGTCCGCAGCCACCACCACCAGGCCCCACTCGCGCCGGCCCTCGAGCTGCGCCAGGATCATCCGCTCCTCCTCGAAGGTGAGGTAGCGCCGCTCCGTGCGGGCCTCCTTCGAGAGAGGGATCTGGGGCTTCTCCGAGATCCATCCCATCCGCCTCGCCACCGTGAGCATGGTGGAAAGCGCGGACAGCCTGCGGTTGATCGTCGCCTGCGTCAGGCCCTCCTTGCGGAGGTCACCGATCCAGGACGCGATCCTCCCGAAGTCGATGGTGGAGACGTCGGTGTCCTCACCGAGCTCCTTGGTGACCCGCAGCCCGAGCTCGGTCATCGCATCGCTCCAGCACGACGCCCACCGGGTCTGGTGGGTCAGGCGGTAGAGCTCGATCAGGGGCCTCGAGACCTTCCCCGAGGGAGTCTCGACCATCTCCCTAGGAGGCGGGGAGATCCCCTTCACCACCGCAAGCTCCGCCTCCTTCTCCCACACCCGGGCCTCCTGCTCGGTCCTGAAGGAGTAGCGCACACGCTTGCCGCCGTACATCACCGAAGCCTGCCATGAGTTGTTGCGCTTGGTCACCGGCATGGTCAGGCCACCTTCTCGGGGAACTCGCGTGGAACCGGAAGGCCGGGGACCTTGTCCATCAGGTTGCCCCAATGCTGCTCAAGGCGCTTGAGGGCATCCTCGGCCTCAATGTCCGTCTTGTCCGAAGCGTCCTTCTCACACCGCTTGTCAAGAGACTTGGCAGCCCGGCGGGCCTCGTCGAGGTTGGAGCACTCCTGCACCTCAAAGACCGTCCCGCCGTACTTCCAGTCCTCTTCGGAAGGGTCGCCTTTCCACGCCCACGGCATGTCCTCGTCGCGGTCGTTGTACTCGAGGACCGGGGCCTTGCTCTCCGGGAAGACCGCGGTGTGTGAATAGATATCCAGAAACGTCGTCTTGATGCAGTCGTCCCCGATCTCGAACGGTTCCTCACAACCGAGGGCCTTCTCGACCTGAGCCATGAATCTCTCCCTGCATGTCGCCAGCGGGACCCCCGGCCACCTGTCCTGGAGGTACTTGGTCAGGCCCGGGATTGGAATGTCCATCTTCTGCCGATCACAGCTCTGCCATGCCATCACGATCCACTTCATGTCGTTCCTCTACTTCCTTTCGAGTGCATTCATCACCTGCTCGTACACGGCCTTCCCCTTGGCAGTCAGGGTCAGCTCAAGGCAACGCCGGTTCGCGGGACTTGCCTCGCTTCGGATCAGCCCAAGCCCCGGCTTCTTGGTGAGACCCGTGTTCACCAGGTAGCTCGACAGGTACGCATGGGCACGGCTGGCGGTCGCCCTGCTCACCCCGAAGGTCTCCGGGACCTCGCTCAGGAGGTACGGATGCGGACTCCTCACACCCACCTCCATGAAGATCCCCGCATACAGGAGCGGCATCTCCGGATCCACCGAGCGAAGGACGCGGATCACCCCCAGCAGCCTCTTGGCATTCGTGCTCATGGTGACGATCATACCGACGAGACATCCGCAAGTCCATGAAGAAGTCCCACTTACGGAAGACGTTGAGGTACAGTTGCGGTCCGGGAAGCGTCTCAAGGTCGAGATGCACCCAGCGGAACCGAAGGGAAGAGACGAGAATCCTCATGCGACCCTCACGATCATTGTGTCGCCCATGAGCCGCAGGGACACCCCCACGCATGACTCGCAGACGAGGTACTGCACGGCCCGAAGCCTCTTTCGATCAAGCTGCTCCCGCCATCCGGACCCCAAGGATTGGTCCAAGCCCACCAAACGGAACTCCCGGGAATACGGGTTCGCAAGCAAGCCCCGGATGACCCGGCGCTCAAGGCGACGTTCGAGGGAATTGTACCCGTACAAAGACCGAACGGTAGGCCATTTCCGGGTGCCATCCTCAAGATTCTGAGTTTCCGGGTCGATCCCGTAGTCCCGCGGGAGACGGGCAGCGAGACGCCGGCTCATCCCTGGATCTCCCTGCACTCGTACTCGGCAACCTGGCGCTGGAGGGAAACCATCCTTTCCTTCAGCTCACGCAGGGAAGCAAGAGCTTCCTTCTGCGAAACCAGGAGGTCAGCCGCCCGGTTCAGCATGATGGAATCCGGATGGACATCAAGGGCTCCCGCTTCCGCCCTCGCCCTGGCCCGCAGATACTCCACCGCCACGTCCACCTGAAGATCCTGGATCCGCATCCTTGCGCTCCTTGGGGGAATTGAGGGCCTCCCGGAGGGAATCCACCAAGCGTTCAAGCTCGGCAATCCGCCGGTACAGCACCGCTCTCGTCTCGTACACGGTCATGCGCGGGGAATTGTCACCACCTAGCGACATCAAGTCAAGAGGGGAATCAGGAACTTTCCCCCAATTCACCTACGGCACCCCCGAAACGCTGACGGGAATCCACCCAGCCCAGGAAAGACATACCCCCCTGCCAGGGCGTAATCCTGAGCAGGGGGGCAGAAAGTAGGTAAGAGAATGGTACCCGCGGGAATTGCGGATGCTAGGGGCGAGTGTCGGGAGGATCGAGAATCCAGCCGAGGATGGCAAAGACGACCAGCAAGACGACCGGCAGGGAATAGACGGCGAGGAGGGTTCCCATTGGGTGGGTCCAGGTTACTCAAGGTGATGAGTGGAATTGCTCATCCCGTCACCACCCTGCTGACGGCAATGCACAGATACACGCACAGAACGTTACCGTCCGGCTCCGCATCCTTCAATTGCTCGATGGCATGGGATTCATCATCGGCCTCGCAAACGAAGTGCTGGATCATGGGAATGCCGATTGCATCCCGTTCGTCATCCCTGAAGTAGCTGACCAGGTAGGTGTTCACTTGGAACCCCCTTCCTCATCAAGCTCGGCCTGATGGTGAATCTCGGCCATCCGGAGGGAATCACGGACCGCATCCCTGCCCAGCAGGTGCATCGCGTCGGTGATGAAGTCGGTCAGCACTTCCTCCCAGGCATCCGGATCGGGCTTCTCCTGGGGGCTGTATCTCGACGCATAGACGGCAATGGCTTCGTCGGCCCTTCGTGCGCGTTCTTCGTTGCGAGTCACTTGGCACCCCCTTCCGCAACCTCCAGCACTTCCGCCAGCTTGTCCAGGTCCCGCCGGTGCGGCTCCTGGAGACAAGCCTTGCCGTCAATGGTCAGCGTGAAGAAACCCGAGACCTCGCGGGACTCCACGGATGCCTGGAGGGAATCCCAAACGCGCTCCAGCTTGTCTCGGTTGTCCACCTCGACGTAGATAATCGCCTTCATAGTGTCTCCTACTTTCTCCTGGGGAATACTGCCCATCGTCAGCGGCGGGAATGACGCTCCCGCCGGACGGCCCCGGGATCCGCTGGGGAATCCCGGGGACCGTTTCGGGCGGCGGTAGGTCAGGTCAGGCCATCCCGGGGAAGGTGCCGGACGATGATGGCATCGTCCCCCCGCTGCTCATCGTGAACGTTCCAGGCCAGCACCCAAACGAACCGGCATCGGTTCTCGTCATCATGCCTCAATTCATCATCGGACCATCCGGCTTCCCGA